CCTTTTTCAATTATAGAATAAAGATTACCCCTTGTATATTCATAATCTTTGGTTATATCATCCTTAGTTAACCTATCTGGTTTTTGTATACCAACAGCAGATTTTTCCTCCTCTACCACCTCCGGAGTTATATTAAAAGCTTTATCTAATTGATTACTCATGAGATAATACCATCAAATCCAAAGTCATCACCCTCTTCAATAAGAGCATTATCATCCTGTACAACAGCATTATCAGCTACCGTAGGATTAACAACTCTTACAGAAGTTCCCTTAACATGGGAAGCAGCAGACGTTCCATCCTGTGCTCTCATAACAACTATGGAATTGTTATTCACAGTTGTAACAAGCATTTCTTCTTGATCAATATATATGTACTGATCAACGGCAATATTAGTTGCATCAGTTAATGCAATCTCTACTTCAGTAAGATTAAGATCCTCATTAAGAGTAGTTACAACAGGACCATCATAACTCTTAACTGCTCGTGGTGTAACAGTATAAGTAAGATCTCGTGATGTATTTGTAGTATCTGTACCAGTAAGGTAACTGACACGAACCTTCTTGACAATATCGTCGGTAGCAGAAGAAACAGGACCAAACATGTAAGTCTTAGCCGTAAATCTTAAAGTATAAAGAAGAACTCTTCTTTGCTCAAAATCTCCTTCATAATCATCCTGCATTGTGATATTTTCTAAGACAATAGGAATATCTCTTTTTTCATTAATACTTCCCACCAAATTTACTGAAACACTATATGCGGGTTGAAAATATGGTAAAATTTGTTCTGTGATCTGCAATGCATCATCATTTAATTTACACATAATAGCAAGTTCAAATTGCATATTATATGGTACGGGCATATATGCCTTTTTGGATTCTGTCCCATCACTAGGATCCTTTACGACAAATTGTTGAGTAGTAGTAACTTTACGTGAGGGATCATACGTTAAACCCGTAAATTCAAAAGACATACGGGGCAAAGTAATGGCGGTAGCCTTATTTAAATCGGGTGTCTGAGTTAAACGTGCTAAAAATTTCTGGGTAGGACCATATGCCAACGGAACTCTTATTTCCGAGCCTTCTTGCTTAATAGTAATACCATTAAAAAGAGTACCAAACGCAATGATGGTCCTCCTCAAAATTTCGTTATAAAA